TAACATACCTGTGGCAGCTAGAGCAGAAGCAACGTCTGATGAACATACCATCACGTTACCTTTTCCTCTACGAGTATCTTTTGCGATTTGGTTAGCTTCACGATCGATTTGGATGCCGAGACCTTTAAATTTCTCTGCAGACCAACGACCATCAACATCAGAATCAAGGTTAATTACACCTTTCTTAGCGATCTGAGCTGATTGAGCACCTGGCTTAGCATGCGCGTTGATCACACGAATAATTTCGCGGTTGATCTCAGCAAGAATCTCAGTTGACAAGATGTTTGCCAATTCTGATTCTGCGTCTAAACCGTGGATCGCTTTAAGATCCTGAGCCAACTCTAATGAGTACTCAGCTTTTAGAGCACGTGACTTTGCAGTCACAGTTTGACGCTCAATGCTGAATGCCATTTCTGCGAAGTCTGTTGAACCTTGTGATCCAAGAGCTTCAGCAGAGTCTGTTGCCATACCGGAACCATGTAATGGACCAGTACGCTCTCCGCCTGAATCTAATCCACTAAGACCTGAACCGTCAGCACCATCAGCAACGTTATTTGCTGGAGTAGCTTGAGTACCAGAGAATTGTGTATCAGCTTCGTTGTAAAGAGCCTCTGTACCACCTTGCGATGTGTACTTTGACTTCATTGCAAAGATAAGACCTGTTGGACCGTTCATAGGCTGTACAGATGCTAAATCGTGAGCAATTAGGTTAGGAGCAGCACGACGTACTAGGCTGATCAATACTGGATCCCAGTTATTGATTGAAGCGCCAGTTGCGTTTGTTGGTGCAGCTTCGTTTAATTGAGCGCGCTCTTCAGTAAGAGCTCTCTCAGTATTTTCCAACAGAGCAGCAGTTACTTGCTTTCTGTGGTTGTCTCGAATGGAGCCAGCTGTTTCTTCATTAAGAACCGGTCCCCACTTTTCGACCAAGTTAGAATAAGATTCCATCTCTTGGATCTCCCTTATTTAGTTTGTTTTCTGATTGCTGACAAATATGTCGCCATTGTTGCAGAAACTTCTTCTGTATCAGCTTCCGCATCCACATCTGTTTCTTCAGCAATAGTTGATTCTACAGCTGGCGCTGCAAAATGAGCTTCTTTGACGGTAGCCACTTTCTTAGCGAAAGTTTCATCGTCTTCGAAATCGATAGAGTCGACAAGACCTGCAAGCTTCTCAGCTTGTGTATCAGGAAGATCTTTAGCTGCTTCAGCTACAATAGCTGAACGTGTAAAATCTTCAATTGCCTTGGCTTGTTCTAGCGCTTCTTCAGTACGAGCGTTAAGAGCTTCTTCGAGTTCTTCGACTTGTTCAGATAGTTCGTCGACTAGGTCGATTTTGCTTTCTGGCACTTCGATGTAAGACTCTGTGAATACATCTTTTAGCTTGTTCATGAAAGTTTCAGCGATTTCTGTACGTAAGCCAGTTTGAACTGCTAGCTTGTTGTCTTCCATCCACTGCTCAACTACGTAGTTTAGGTATGAATCTACTTTTTCTACGAGGTCAGATTTTGTTGTTGCAATTTCCTCAGCAAGCTCGCTAGCATAATTTTCTTCGAGTGTTTCGATTTCTTCTGCTAATTTTGCTTTCATTGCTGATTCAAAGATGATTGTAGTTTTCTCTTTGAACTCTTCTGATAGAGTTGCTTCAGATTCAACTAATGCATCTAATTCGCCTTTATAGTCATAAGCAACTTCTGGGTTTTCCATGATAGCTTCGTCGTTGTTTACATCGACGTCATCTTTCATCACACCATTATAAGTTGCTGTAAGCTGAGCTTTATTCATTTTGCTCTGCTTTAGATACATGGCTTGCAACATACCTGCTTTTGTTTTCGGCATCGGCATATGTGTACCCTGCTTAGGTGCTGGGTCTGGTGCTTTAGTAGTTTTACCAGCCGCGCCCTTTACAGATGCAACAGATGCGTTCTCCGCATTTTTTGGGTCGTGAGCTTCTTCCACAACGTCCTCGTCATGGAGATCTGCTTCTGTGACCTGATTTTCTAGATCAGACATGCTATTCTCCTTACATGCTCTTTTGTTTGAGTAACGAGAGGAAATTCTTATACTCACGGACCTGTGTCTCATAGAGATCAGTACGTGGAGCTTGTTTAATTTCAGTCTCCATTTTTTCAATTGTCCTGGCTTCGATAATGCCGTTATTCCATACCCAGTCTACACCTTCCATAATTCCATTAACGAATGCATTCGGTGCTGATGGATCTTGTACGATATCAACCGTATTAAGAATAAAGTCGTCTTTGACGACCGCTGTACCATTACGTGTTTCAAGACTTCCCATACCACGAGTTGACACGCCTAGTTGAACGCCGCCTTCGAGCAAACCTTTTACGATCTGTCCCATTGGAGTATCCAGTACTTGTGCCTTACCCATCACGTTATTACCTTCAAAGTTGAGATCGGTAATTAGATGGGATACCTTATCTAAATTAACTGTTGGGCCTTCCGGATGGTTAAGCTCACCAACAGCTCGTTTAGTATTAACTTGATCAGTGACATATTTGTCAACTGCTTTTTCTAAAATAGCCTTAGGATAAATCCTACCATTACGGTTCTTTGATTCGGCCATAGCGAAAACACCCGAGATGAGATATTTCTTCGAGCCGTCTTCTTTTTTCTCCACGATGCATTGAACATCGCTTTCGTTATATTCCGTAATAAGTTTCATTTATCTTAGACCTGTGATAATTATGTTACAGTTATTTATAACAAATTAATCTTCTACTTCTGTTTCCTCTTCATCAGTATCTGAAGTATATTCTTCCGCACCATCTTCTAGGTCGTCTTCGTATTCTTCATCCTGATCAAGATCTAATTCCATTTGTTCTTCGTCATCTGGTTCTTCACCATTATAAACTTGTTGTGAAAGCGCTACTTTCTCAGCATCAAGAGCATCGCTAAGTTTATTACCTAACATATCGTTAAAAGTAGTTTGTGCACCAGCAAAGTTCTTTGTCAATATATCATCTACAAATGTTTGCATTGGATTAACCTCTACTTCTGGTTCCATTACTTCGGCTTCGTCATTCATTTCATTCTCCATTATGCCAGTTTTGGTTTTAAAATTACGTCGCCGTAATCATCTAATTCTTGAAAATTTTCTACTAATACTTTTTCACCTGTATCAACATAAACATAATATTGTTTAATTTGACCATTTTCAACAGCTGTTTCTATTGTAAGGTTTCTATCTTTCATCTGGTTCTTCTTCATTATCAACTTCACCAGATGCAATTTCACCGTCAATTTCTTTCTTAATTCTTTTGATATCTTCATCATCTAACATAAGAATATTTTTCATGGCCCATTCTTTTGAATAGTACTGACCAATATAGTTCTGAGCTAAATCCATTGTTTGTAATCTTTCACGTATTAGTTCAGCATCTCTAAGTTCAGCAAAATGATTGTCATGTGCATATTCGACAACTAAATCATTTTCCCATTCTTTCCAATCTTCTTCAGCTATTACACCTTTTAATATAAGTTGCTTGCGAAGAATATCTAAGAAGAGAGCTGAGAATCTACGTCGTAGACGTTCAACAAACTTCTGAAATTTTAATTCGTCCCTATTGATCTCTGTCGATCTACCAAGTATATTAGCAGATTGATCTTGTTCAAGACGAGATATAGGCACATTGAGAGACTTATATAAACGTTTCTGAAAATATAAGATATCATCTATTTGTCCGAGGTTCTCACCACCTGGTAATGTACTAATCTCTGTACCACGGCCACCTTCTTTTCTTGGTAACCAAAAATCTTCAAGCATTGACATATGTTTACGATCATCTTTTAGTTTACCTGTTGTTTGATCATAAACAAGCTTGTTACGATACTGAGTCATGATTTTCTTCATGTACTCTTCAGCTTTACCTGTTGGCATGTTACCTACATCGATATAAAAGATACGACGTTCAGGTGCACGTGCAAGACGATAGATGACTAGTGAGTCTTCCATCATTCTTAACTGGTTTAATGGCTTCAGTGATTTCTGAAGATATGATATAACTCTCTTACGATCTTGATCTAATAGACCAGATGTAACATAACTCACGGCGTCTGTTGTAAGCTTAACGCCTTGCTTAGTTTGACCTGGTTTCTCTTGGTAAATAAAATGCTCGTCAACCTTTTCAATTAACTCAGCACCTGTGATCGGGTCTTTCTTCTTCTTAATTTCTTTTACTTTACGTATCTTCGTAGCATCAATAGGACGGATATCTTGGATACCCATCTTCATATTTGCTTCGTTGACTACGAGATGATGATAAATTCGACCGTCTACATACCAACGACGGAAGATGTCATGCCCTAGTTCGTTAAACTTAAGCATTACACATATGTTTTGAAATTCTTCTGTTATATTCTTTTTAATCTTATCTGATACTTTAACATTATCCATATTCATAGATACGGTAGAACCATCATCTGCGATAGATACTGATTCGTTAACAATGTCTTCAATAGCCGCATCAACTTCTGGATGCATAGCAACACCACGATATTGCTTAATCTTTAATATATTATCTTTAAATTCATCACCGTCAATATTAACATATTGACCAAAGTGAGATCCGGATGCAGTTACGTAACCCGCGCCATCCTCATCGATGGGCGGTACAATA